CACAAGCCGAGCAAGTTGTACGGCCATATGTTTACCATGCTCGTGACACACAGAAGATGAAGAACTTTGCCGGGCAATCTCTTTGTAATGAAATCGAAAACCTTGTGCAGCATAAATGGAAAGCGCCTGTTGAAGGCATACCATCTAACAAAGATTATCAGCTGGCTTATACCAACCCGCAGCAGGCGACAGTTGTTTTGTATAATCAGTTTAAAGACGGCGACCCTAACCAACCATTAAACCCACCGCAAGAAATCATGCGTCAGCCTATACCGCCGGAGTTAACCAATACTTTTACGCTAGCTGACAATACTGTGCAGATTATTTTGGGTTCATACGATGCTGCATTGGGCGCAAATGAAAATGACATTTCAGGCATTGCAATCATGCAAGGTGCTATGCACTCAAACGCTGCAGCTATGCCATATACAATGGGATTCATTGAAGGCTGGTCGAGGTGCGCGGAGTTTTATCTAAACCTATTGCCAAAATATTACGTTACACAAAGGACTATCCCGATAGTATTGCCGAACGGCAAACGAGATTTCTATGAGATTAACCGGCGCGATGGCAAAGGCATTAAGTTTGATTACGACGTTTCTGCCCTTGAAGTTAATATCAAGCCGGGCGTGAACTATGAAGTGCAGAAGCAAATCGCGCTCAAGACGATTGAATCCTTGATGGCAGTGAGCGAAAGCTTCAAAGAGTTCATGAACCAGAATGGCCTCGAAGTCTTGTTGGATAATATCGACATTCGTGGCATTGACAAGCTCAAGTACATGGTTCAGGAATGGATGGATCAACAGAAAGAACTCGCCGCTAAACAGCAACAAGCGCAAGCGAATCAACCTACGCAGGAACAATTGGCCGAACAGCAATTGAAGATCGAAGCAGACCAAGTGCAATCCGAACGCGAAGGGAACCAACTCAAAGCACAAGTTGAAATGGCAAAGGCTAGCGCTTCAGATGCTGTAAAGAATAAAGAAGCCGATATAAAATTCCTCGAAGTGATGAGTAAAATCCAAGATGCTGATTTGGATAGGACACTCGAACAGGAAAGGCTGGACGCAGAGCAAAGTCGCACTGCAGTTGAGATGGCACTGAATGTAAGTAAACATTTTATGGAAGCAGGAGAACAACATGAAAAGCAGAAAGAAACAAGTTCCAATGAAGAAGGGTAAGGGTTACGGCAAGAAGAAGGGGTGCTAGTGATGGCAGTTCTATCAGCGAAAAAACGAAATTCATTGAAAAAGAAATCATTTGGTTTGCCCGGCGAAAGAAAATATCCAATGCCTGATAAAGCACACGCTGCAAATGCGAAAGCACGTGCATCACAGATGGTGAAGAAGGGAAAGTTAAGCGCAGCATCAAAAGCAAAGATCGATGCTAAGGCAAACAAAGTATTAGGAAAAAGTAAGGCGAAGAAAAAAGCCTAGTTGTATTAGTAAACTATTGGCTGTAACATATACAGTAATATATTTGGCTTACGGAAAGCATATAATCCGGCGAACACGCAGCTATGCGGCACAAATAGTAGTTCATGGCACTAAAACCATGCGACCACGTTCACAACGGCAACAGTGAGATTGACAGGATGACTGAAGAAGTAGCTTTAGAAACGGAAAATGATTCGATCCCTGTTGAAAGTTCTGATGCACAGCAAGATGAAATGATTTCAAAACGTCGTGCTGAAGAACTGGTTAAAAAAGCTAAACTCAAAGGGAGAGATTCAATGCAGGCAGAGTTGGATGCGTTAAAAGCTGAAAATGCGCAGCTGAAAACTAACGCTGGATCTATGGGCGGTATGGCCGCACCGATTGACCCAGAAGTTATTAAACAGCAAATCATGAATGATATTCGTGAACAAATGCAGCAAGCCAGCGAAAAACGTGCCCAAGAAGAACTGGATAAAGAAGCCCAGAAAATTGCCCAGACATATCATGCAAGGATGTCTACAGGCAAAGATCAATTCGAAGATTTCGATGAAGTCATGGCCGACTTTAACCCTGCAGCTTTTCCTAACCTTGTCTATTTGGCCTCGCAGGTTGAAAACACGCCTGCAGTAATGCGTGAGCTGATGCAGAATCCTACTAAGCTTGCAGCCGTCACAGTGATGTCTGAACGTGACCCCGCAGCCGCTGAAAAGATGATTCAGAAAATCAGCGCATCCATTGTTGCCAATCAGCAAGCTAAAGCCGAGGAAAAAGAAATCGCTCCTCCTCTCAGCCGAATGTCGTCTTCGCCTACAGGGAAAGACAACGGCACACCGAATAGCGTACGCGACTATAAGCGTATGTTTAAGGGATAAAAACCTTAAAGGCGATGCCTTGATCTGTCTCTATGTTTTTCTAACGGAGAGATTGACATGCCATTGCCAAATAATATTTTGCAAAATGTCCAAACATACAATAAAGCCGACTTAGCTTATTTACAGAACATTAACTGTTTCGTATCGACCGCTAATACCAAATACCGGGACTTCCAAAAAGCAAACCCAGCCAACTTGGGCGACACGATTACTTTTGACAAACCACCCCGTTTTTATGCTAACGATGGCTTAGTCGTAAACTTCCAAGGCGTTGAACAAAGAGTTCAAAGCTTGGTAGTCGATCAAGCTAAAAACATTGGTATCGACATTTCAGCCCAACAATTAATCTTTAACTTAGAAGATTATATGGATCGTTTTGGCCGCGCTGCCATTAACGAACTTGGCGCTGTAATCGAAGCCGACATCGCTGGCATTTGCGAAACTTCACCCTATCGTTTCTACGGTAACGGTGTAACGCCAATCAATTCCTTCAACCAATTAGCCCAAATGTTAGCTTTCTTCCGCAACTTCGGCGCAGCCAAGAATGATACCAAGTGCTACCTGTCAGATATCATCATTCCTGACATCGTAGGCTCTGGCTTGAACCAGTTCGTACCGCAAGGCAACGAAGAACTGCGTAACAGTTGGGAACTCGGCGCGTTCGCAAAGTGCATGTGGTACTCATCCAACTTGCTGCCTGAACATATTGCAGGTTCTGAAGGCCAAGCCGGTTCCACACTGACCGTTGTTAGCGTAACAACCAACACTGATGGCGCTGTCATTACGATTACCTTTAGTGGTACATCAGCAGCTAATGATGCGGATTCCGTCAAGATTTATGATCGTTTCCAATTCCAAGACAACGTTTCTGGTCATCCAAACCTGCGCTTCCGTACTTTCGAAGGCCATTTCCCGTCTGCTTGCCCCGTGCAGTTTAAAGCAACTGCTAATGCAGGTAGCACCGCTGGCTCACAAGTTACAGTAAGCATTGATCCTCCATTGCAAGCAGTCGTTGGCAAAAACCAAAACATCACTCAGCAGATTGTTGCTGGTATGCAAGTTAAGGTATTGCCTTCTCACCGTGTTGGTATGGTTCAATCAGGCAACCAGTTCTATGTGGCGATTCCGCCTCTGCCAGATTGCGATCCCTTCATGACTTCCGTTGAACAAGATCCTGACACCGCTGTTGCATTACGTATGTACACTGGTGCTCAGTTCGGCCAAAACCTTTACGGTACAGTGCACGACGCAATTTGGGGTAAAACTCAGGTTAGCGACAACGCAATGGCCGTGATATTCCCATTATAATTAAGGAGCTAATTTAATGACTCAAGTTAATTTACCAGTAGTAAATGCCCCTTACTTATCCGTAAATGGGCTACAAATCGCGGTTGCTTCTACCACTACGATGACCGTTCAGGCTGGACGCGCACGAAACAGTTCGAATGAAAATGACATTATTCTGGCTGCAGCAGTAACATTGAATGCCGCAACCACCGGGATTAATGCACTTGATACTGGCTCGCTCGCTGCCTCAAGTCTTTATGCTTTGTATGTTGTTGGTGATTCAACCTTCAATAATGACCCCGGCGTAGTGTTGTCAACCAGTGCTAGTGCTCCTTTACTGCCCGTTGGTTATGACATGTATCGTCTGATTGGCTATGTCAGAACAGATGGCTCATCTCATTTCTTGGCAGGTTACTGGAGTGGTAGCGCAAACAACCGTCTGTTTATTTATGACGTGCCGGTTGCAACCGCTGTCACCGCAGGCAACTCTGCGACCTATGCAGCTGTTACTCTGACCACGTTTGTTCCTGCAGTGGAAAACACCCCAGTGCTAATCGAAACGAACTGGACAGCGAATGCTGCTGCTGACACCTTGGCACTGCAACCTTTGAATGCCGTTGGTGATACCGTTAAGTATATTGCTCCTGTTGCAGGCGCGACGGCTCATACCCTTGTTAGAGAATTCGTGCAAGCCCAGTTAGCTTCAGGCGCACCGAAGATCAATTACAAGGTATCAGCTGGTACGGTTGCTATTAACGTAGCAGGCTATCAATACACCATCTAATTTGGATGGATAGGAGAGGCCATGACTTATCTTGCAAGCAATCTTATTGCAGATTCGTATTATTTGAGTGGGATTGTCAGCCGGGAATTTGAAACACCGACCGGCGCGCAGATGAAGGATGGCCTTCGCCTTTTAAATAACGTATTGGCAGACAGGACTGTTGATGAAGGGACGATTCCCTATACTGACAAATTAATATTGACGGCGAGTGCTGGGGTTTCCGAATACTTTTTGGAAAACTGTATAGACGTTGATGTATTTGTATTCTATATCCAGTCATTGAGATACCAGACTAGGAACGAACAGCGCCAAGAATTCTTTGGCAGCTTCCGTCCTACCAATATCCAAAGCTTGCCTTGGAACTGGCACGTTGAGCGCGAATTTGGCGGTTGCCGATTGTTCCTGTATTTTGTCCCAGACACTAACTATCCGTTAGAGATTCACGGTAGTTTCAGGCTGGTTTCAGTAACTGAATTCCAAGACTTGTCGCTAACACTCGACGAGTTCTATACGAATTTCCTGCAATACTTACTGGCTGAACGCCTTTGCCAGTTTAACTCATACAAAGTGCCAATGGATGTCGCTAACCAGCTGCAGAAATATTACAAATGGATTGGCAACAACACCAACATCATGGACTTAAGGATGCAAAAATTAAGTTCCTTGAACAATGGCACAGCTATTAATTACGGGCTTGTTAATCTCGGGACAAGTGGATTCTTGCCGGTAGACTGGTAAGGATCTGATAATGCCATTTACTACTGATAGCGAAGAAGTACCAGTCCGAATCGTTGGAAGCTCGGTTTTCGGGCGTTATCCGACCATTTCTGTTGAACGCACTTTCAATATGTTCATTACTTCAGATGGTACGGGCGAAGAAGAATGGCTTGCTAACTTTCCCGGCTATAGCGCTATCCTTGATTTAATTGGTACAGGCGCTGAAGGTCGCGGGGTTTTCCATTCAGTGCGCGGTGGTTTTCTTTTGGCGGTGGTTTCAGGTGATGTTTACCTTATTAACCAAGTTGATGCCGTACCAACATTATTAGGTACAATCAGCAGCAGTACAGGTGAAGTTTACTTTGATGAAAACTTATCGTCTCAAATAGCATTCGTCGATGGTTCACTTGCTTATATTTACAATTATGCTTCCGCGCCATCAGCAATAAGCGCTGCTGTTTATGATTCACATGGTTCAGACTTCCAGCCTAATTATGTTACTTACCAGAATACTTATTTCATCTTCGGTAATGCGTTAACGACAAATGCAGGGTCAAATTGGGTCGTCTATGAAGCTGATACCGGGTCTGGTGCATACAACCTTAAATGGGTTCAGACGCTCGCACTACAGACAAAACCAGACTTTGCCAAAGCAGTTCTTCGCATACCCGGAAAAGGCAATAACGTTTTAGTATTTGGCACAACAGTTGCAGAGATTTGGAGCAACGTTGGTGGCCAGCTTGTTTATCAGCGTAATTCAACAATCAATATTGATTATGGCGCGGCTTCCGTTGCGACAATTGCCGCAAATGATGATGTCGTCGCTTGGCTTGGCATCAATGAAAAATCATCCCCTGCGCTAATGGTTTCGCAAGGTGGCGCTGCCCAAAGGATTTCAACTGACGGTCTAGATCATTTATTAGAAACAGTCCAGCACCCATCATCGTCAACAGCCGTGCTTTATCGTCAAGGTGGCCATGTCTTTTATATCCTGTCGTTTTTCCATGAAGACGATAATTTCAGCATTATGTATGATTTCACGACTAAACGAATTTATGACATAACTGATTGGGATTTTACGGCATTTCCTGCGCGGCAAATTGTTTACTTCAATAACAAAAACTATTTCTTAAGCTTTAAAGACGGCACGTTATATGAGATAAATAGTGACTTAACGACCTATGATACTTTCGTTAATGATGCTGGCGAAACAGTTGATAGGATCTATGACATTCCTCGTGTGCGGTTGACTAACACTTATCGTATTCCCAACAGGCCGGAAAAATTCAAAGTTAAGATGTTCACTTTCGTTATTGAAAGCGGAACAACTTTAGATGCCTATGACCAAGATGTTTGTGTCGGATACATTTTGACAGAGGATGGAAATATCATTTACACCGAAGACGGTATTCCACTGCTTGTCGAAGGTGGTTATTGTTATACAAATAAGCCTCGCGTTGATCTTACGATTTCTAAAAACGGTGGCATCACATTTAGCAACGTAGTCAGTTATCAATTAAAAGCAACCGGCCAGTATAAGAACCAGCCACGGTTTAATAACCTTGGTTATGCTCAGCAGATTACTTATCAATTACGATTCTGGGGCAGCGGTCGTTTCGTTGTTAAAAATGGTACGATGGAAATAGGCGCTTAATATATGATGATACCTGTATTCTCAGAAGTTCAATTTGTTAGAGAAAATGGTTTTCTTACTTCTGAAATGCAATTGTTTTTAGACCAGTTGATCCAAGCGCTACAAGGTGCTTTGAGCGACAATGGATGGACAATACCGCCCATATCAGCTGCAAACCTTGTACTGCTAGAAGCAAACAAGCCTATGCCGAACGGCACTATTTGGTATGAAAGCACCGCGAATGAATGGGTTGGAAAGCAAAACGGTTCTTTAGTTAAATTTACAACAACGCCTTATCCATAGGGAGATTTAAAATGTCATGGTATGACGCATTTAACCCGGTCAACGTTGCCAAGCAAGGTATCAATTTTATAACGGGTGGTGGCGACCAAGAAGACCCTATGGCTGCTGCCAATCAATATTTGAAGCAAATCCCCGGTATTGGCCAGAAATACTATAACCCATTTATTGAAAGCGGCAAGAATGCTGGGAATCTCCTCCAAGGTGAATACGGCAAGTTATTAAACCCGACTTCATTCATTGACGAAATAATGAAACATTACAATGAATCAGAGGGTTCTAAATACGAACGAAACGAATTAGGCCGAGGGATCGGCGCCACTGCTGCGGCAGGTGGAATAGCAGGGACGCCAGAACATCAGAAAGAATACGGAGACATGGCGCAGAAATTAATGTCCCGTGACATGCAAACATTTCTTCAAAATGCGCTTGGTGTTTATGGGACTGGCTTGACTGGCGAGCAAGACATTTATGGGAAAGGTTATGAAGCCAGCGGAAATTTGGCTGACATGCTTGGTGGAACATTAGGATCACAAGCTGGCCTTGCATTCCAGTCTGCAAGCCAACGTAACGCAAACAAAAATGCCTTGTTCAATGCAATTGCCAAAGCTTTATCTACCGGAGCAGGGGCATATCTTGGCGGTGTTCCCGGTGCAAAAGTGGGTTCTAGTTTATTTGGATAAAGGGATAAATTATGGCTGTTCAATTTCCTAATTTCTTACAAGTGCCCATTCAGCGGCCTGATTATTCGGGTATTGGTGATGCCGTTAATAATTATTATGCTGGCAAGATGATGCCAAAGGATGACCTTATTAAGGCCGTTCAGGCACAATTTGCGCAGCCTAACGCTGAAGAAACTTTGAAAGGATCGAGGCTAACTAATGCTCAGACCGCGCTGAATAACAGAAAATTACAGCTAGAAATCCAAAAATATGCTTATGACTTGGCTCAGCAAAGGGCGTTAGAGGCACAATTGAAGCAGGCATTGTCTGGTGGTGGCGCGACGCAAACAAATGCACCAATTGCACCAACAGGGGGGGCTATTGCACCAAATGCACCAGCAACAATGGGAACGCCTGCTCCTATCCAATATCCCGCTGGAATGCCACAAATGCCGCCCAGCGCCGTTCCAACTTTGAATCCAAAGTTAGGTCAGGCCGTCGCGCAGGTAATGCAACCAGCAATGCAAAATATGGCAATTCCCAATATGCCGCAAGGGATGCCACAAGCAATGCAACAACCAGCTGCAGCTGCACAGGGTGGAGCGCCAGCCGGTCTTCCTGAACAATTGGCACTACAGCAACAACCAGAACAGCCGCATGAAGTTGTTATTAAGAAAGGATCACCCCAGCTTGTTGGTGTAGATAAGCTATACGAAAATGGCGATCCAAACGTTCGTAAATTCCTTGAAGGTAAAGGATTTAAGAAAACCCAGCAGATAAAATTTGATAACAAAACTGGTAAAACAAGTGTTATTACGACCTATCCAAGTGGGACTGTCACGGTTCAAAGTACCTCAGCAACCGGCGGTGAAGAAGGCATTCCACTAACCAATAAAATGATTAGTAAGCATCAGAACATTGTTTCTTCTATTGATAATGCAATGCCAATTATTAAAGAAATTCAAGATTTGTATGACAAAGGCAGCAAATTCCAATGGGAAGCTTATCCAAGATCTTCCGGTATAACCACTGGATTAGGATTAGGTTCTGTTCCCGGATTTCAAAGTGCATCAAATAAATATGAAGCCCTTGTCAGTTCAGTATTAGATTCATTAGCTGGCGCTTATGGATTACCTGCTACTAATGAAGGTATCGAAACAGTCAAGAAACAATTATTAATAGGGCATGGAGAAACTGATGCGGCTTATAGAAGAAGGCTTACAAACCTTGTCAAAGATTTAGAAAGAAGAAAGAATTATTCATTAAATGAAGTGAAAAGATCTAACAAAATCCAGCCGATTGGCAGAATGGGTGGCGGCGATAATGAGTATTCTTCAAATGATTGGGAGCCAGTAGATGCCCAACAATGACACGATTACTTTAAGAAATAAGACAACTGGCGAACTGGTCACTGTCCCGCGCTCACAGTACATTCAGGCAGAACCAACCAATGGCTTTGGTGGCATAGGACAGGATATAACGAATAGCTTCTTAAATACGCCAGAAGCTGCATTGAGCATGATCCCGCAAATTATATCTGGCGCTGGTGCTTCAGTTAAACGTGCTGCAACAAACCCTGCAGCTGCAGCTTTAGATCGGCCAGCTGGCGTTATTGAAGGCGCTGCAGCTATTCATGACATACCACGCAATATTGCTGATTATCTGGCGCAAAAAGGTCTTATTTCGCAAAAGACAGCCGAAAGATTGCCGCGCTCAGCTATGCCAACTATCAAGGGCATGGAAGGGGCTTTGGGTATTGGCGACCAGAACGAAGGCGATCGTTTCATGAAGATGATTTCATCTTTTCTCGTACCCGGTAAAGCTGCTGAAATGGCAGGCGGTGGAATGCTTCCTATAGCCGGTGCAAATGCAGCTTTAGCAACTGGAGAAAATCAAGATCCAGTGCAGGCCGCTTTAATGACGATGATTGGTCATAAGGCTGGACAGGTATTGAATAAATCTGGCGTTGCAGGAAAGACTGCTGACGTTGTTAAGAATATTCCAGAAGCTGTAAGAAACATCCCACAGACGGCCACGAACGCTATAGGCCAAATTCCTGAAATGGTTGGTTCTACTGCTGGATCCGTTTTAGAAACTGCTGCTGATTACGGTTCAAAAATTCCCGGCGCAGGCGCTATTTTACAGCCCACAATAGGTGCTCTTGCCTCGTACTTAAAGCATATTTCTGTCGCGCCAGAAGAAATGGCCAGACGTAAATTATTTGCTGATATTACCCCGGCTGATCTACCAAAGATGCAAGAAAGGATGGACGCAGCTAAAAGATTGGGTATTAGCTTTTTAACACCCGGTGAAGCTTTGCTCTCGCCATTCCAAACCGCAAAAGAAGCTAATGTTGGCCGCACTTCAGGCGGTGCTAGATTGCTTTATGAAAAAGGCAAGGAACGAGTAGGTACAGAGGCAAAAGCAATTGATAACCTGCTTGATACTATTTATGACGAAAAGCAATTAGATCCGCAGAAAAAAGCAGAATATGAGAATGCAATGGCCTCAACAGTTCCACCTGAATTTATAGAAAAGTGGAAACAAGACCCTGTCGTTGAAGATGCTATCAAGCTATTAAAAAATAAATCTACCTATAAACGTGCTGTGAGAAACATGCCAGAAGACAGTTTTAAATACTGGAATGTAGTTAAGCGTGTAATCGGTGACATGGAAAAAGGCGATGTTTCCGGGATGCAGAAGTTTAGTTCTGACCAAGCAACACAAGCTCGTAATGAAATGGTCGATGAAATGGATGCAATTAATCCACGTTATGAAACAGCAAGGAATATTGCCGAAAGAGAATTTACCAGAAAAGATTTAGAAGATGTCTTTGATAAAAAAGAAATGACATTAAACAACTTTTGGAGCTTTCTCAAAAGCGACAAACAGTTTAATAAGGTAATTAAAAAACTTGATGCTTTCCCCGAAGCTCAACAGAAATTAAAAGATATTCGTCTATTATCTAATGAAATGATTCCGTTTGATGATTCAATCAGGACTGCTTACAAACTTGAAAAAACTGGCATGACAAAAGACAGGAATAAACTTGATGCTCTAAAGCGCGATTTAGATGAACGCTTTGGCCAAGAACACGATGTGGCAGCTGTTAAATTAATGACTGATCCAGATTTAATGGCTAAACTAACCGAATATTTAAGGAAGAAGTAAATTTAACTAGGAAATAACATGTCCATTAATCCATTATATGTTCCGTTATTTACCATTGAAGAAGTGATCCTTGATAAGGATTCTGGACTGCCATTGTCTGGTGGTGTTGTTACGTTTTATCGTGATTCCCAAAGGTTAAGCCCGAAGGTTGTTTACAAGATTTCAGGCTCCAGTCCGAATTATACTTTTGTTTCTGTTGGTAACGAACTTACATTAGGTATTGCTGGCGATTTCGTTGATGAAAATGGTGATCCATTTGTTCCTTACGCATACCCTTATGATGCTGATGGAAATTTAGATCTTTATTTTGTTAGGGTTGTAAGCTCAGGCGCCGTTCCTCAGTTTGTACGCGAGGCAGTTCCTTATGTAGACACTGGTACTGTTCCGCCTGCAGAGCGAACCAATACTGAAAACGAATTATCGAATGCCCAATTTGTTGAAGTGCTATTTCCTTCGTCTGGTACTACGACATTAAGCCTTTCTGGATCAAATACAGTAACACCAATCGCGCCGAGCTGGGATTTAGTAACATCAGGCACAGGAACCGTCGATATTGAAAGGCTCCAACCAACTGCTGCTGGTGTTCCGACAAATCCGCCATACACGCTCAGGATTTCTGCTTCCGCAGGTTTGGGCGCGTCCGTTCAATTAAGACAGCGTTTAAATAACTCGCCAAGCTTGTTACGGGCAAATTATATAAGCGGCACTTTTGCAGCTGCGGTTCTTAGTGGCGGCGCATCAGCTATTAGCATGACCTATACGCCAAGCACCGGATCCTCGACCACAATTATTCCAAGCACTACTATCCCCACGGATGGCGCTTACCACGTAATAGAAGCTAATAACGTTACACCTGACCAAGTTAATACGGCAGCAGCTACAGGTTATGTCGATATAATCCTGACAATACCAACATCGCGCAGCATCGCTATTACAAGTATTCAGATTGTCGGTTTGTCTTACTCAGTCGATATTCCATTTGACGAACAATCAGCAGACCGTCAGAAAGACCACCTGTTCCATTATTATGAAGATGCAACTGTGCATCAGCCAAAGGCCGATCTTTTGACTGGCTGGAATTTCGGGCTTAATCCTTGGCAGTTCTATTCGACCTCGCATGGTAATGTCGCAGCGAATGAATATACAGCTGACCAAACGATTATGATTCAGCAAAACTATGTTGCGAGTGCTACGGGAAATAATGTCAGCGTCTCTCAGGCTTCATTTACCCAGAACCAAGCCTACAAAGTCACTGCTGTGACAGCGACCAACAAATTCGCATTGCTGCAGTATATTGACCCAAAGACTATCCGTCCTTATTGGGGAGAAAAACTTTCTGTTCGCGTCCGGGCTTATATAACCACGACGCACTCGACATCGGCGCGGTTCAAGGTTCGCTTGATGTACAAAGCTGGATTGCCAAATACGACCTCCCAAACAGTCCCTGTAGCAAGCTGGGCTGCAGGCGATGATACATTACCAGACGTTAGTGGTGATGGCTGGACTTATGTAACTGCATTAAACGACCCGACTTATACATTAACAACTGCTGCTGCTAGTTATGACTTTAACCAGTTCCAGTTGCCTGCTTCGTCAAATGCCAATATGACGCTAGGAATCATGTTTATTATGATGAATAACATGGATTCCACAGCAACGGCTGATTTCATTAACTTTGAAAGAATTTCATTGGTTAGGAATGATTTTGCAATTGATTGCGCACCTGAAACATTTGATTTGTCATTGCGTAAATGCCAGTTTTACTTTGCAAAGACTTTCAATCAAGGCGTACTTGCTGCTTCAAACGCAGGCCAAGAAGGTGCACTCGCATATCGTTGCAGCGTGGCAGGTGCTACTGCGAACGGTGTGTTATGGCAATTCCCAACGGTTATGCGTACCACTGCGCCAACGCTTACGGCTTTTAATCCATCAGCAGCAGGAACTGCTTGGTATAATGATAATGCTGGTGCAAATTCAGGTGCATCAAGCTTTGTTAAAACAGGTGATAGAAGCGTTTTTGCAAGCAATGCACAAGCTGCCGGTGATGGAACTGGTGCAATTATTCTTTTACACGCAACTGCTGATGCAAGATTAGGTAAATAATAGGAGTTAATGATGACGACGCAATTCAGGACGATACAGGAATCAAAATCTTATAATGATTTCGGTCAGCAGTTTTCAGACCAGATTTATAATGCCACATTGGTAGCTGCTACTGACACGACTTTGACAGTTCCCGGCGGCGGACTTATGGGAAATATGACTTCAGAGGCTAGCAGCATATCTAAAAATAAAGTGATTGCGGTAATCAGGACTACAGGTGATGTCTGGGTTGCACTTAACGCAGTTGCTGATGTCCCTAACGGCGGAACATTTGCACAAGATACTTCTGAACTTGTTACCAATGCTTCGGATAAAGGATATTTGGTTAAAGTCGGTGATGTTCTACACTTTTTCGCAAAAACTGCCACGACTCCAAGTGTTAGCGTTGCATTTTACGCATTGCCTAGTTAAGGATAAGGGAATTTAACGATGCCAGTAACTGACGCAAAGTTTAGTAATTTTAATGACGGCGGCGACCTTCAAACCGACGATATAGTTGTTGGGTTACGTGATGGTGTTAATACAAGGTTTGTATTTACGGAGCCAGTCGTTCCCGTTACCAGCATCGGCGCAGGCGCTGGCATTGAATGTACACCTGATCCGATTGTATCTACTGGTACAGTGGCTTTAGCGACGATTGCCGATGATAGAGTAATGGCTAATATAACTGGTAGCACAGCAGTTCCAAGCCCTAACACTCTCACCGCTATTATTGATGCCTGCATCGGTAGCACCCAAGGCGATTTGCTTTATCGTAATGGCGCAGCATGGGTTGTGCTTGCGCCCGGTACAGCTGGACAATTCCTGCAGACAGGGGGTGCAGCAGCGAATCCCTCATGGAGCACAAGCACCTTCCCGACAACTGCAGGGACAGCCGGTAATATCCTGATTTCGAACGGCACAAATTACGTTGCTTCGACATCTTTATGGCCAAACACGGTTGGTGCTGCTGGCAAGATATTACGTTCTGACGGCACAACAAATGCTTATACGACCGCGACCTTTGCCGATACTTACGGCGCAAGCACCATACTTTATTCAAACGGCGCAAATACGGTTACGGGACTTGCTACGGCAAATAGTTCCGTGCTGGTTACGACTTCCGCTGGTGTTCCCGTTCAAAGCGGAACAATGACTAATGGTCAGTTAATTATCGGTAGTACAGGCGCGACCCCGGTTGTTGCCAGCTTGGGCGCGGGCACTGGTATTGCTACGACTACTGGCGCTGGAACTTTATCGGTCGCATTGGCAGCCATTGCAGACCATACACTATTGGCAAATACATCAGGTGGCTCAGCAGCCCCGGTCTCTACCACGCTCACTGCCTTAATTGACAATGCGATTGGCTCAACGCAAGGGCAAATCCTTTATCGCAATGCAACCTCTTGGACTGTCCTTAATCCCGGTACTGCAGGCCAGTTTTTACAGACTGGTGGCGCTGCTGCTAACCCTTCGTGGGCTTCTGAATCAGGAACAGGGACGGTCACTTCATTAACTGAAGGGACAGGTATTGATTTAACCCCCAATACGATTACAACGACTGGCTCAATTGCCTTGGCTGCTATCGCTGACCATACTGTCCTTGCGAATATCAGCGGCGGTTCTGCTGCCCCTTCAAGCACAACATTAACAGCGCTTATCGATAATGCTATTGGCAGTGTGCAAGGTGATATTCTATATAGGAATGCAACTTCATGGGTTGTATTGCCTCCGGGAACGTCAGGAAAATTCCTTCGTACTAATGGCGCGGGCGCAGATCCTTCATGGGAAGCTGAAGCTGGGACTGGTACGGTAACGAGCGTTGCAACTGGAACAGGATTGACAGGCGGTACGATTACAACTACGGGTACGTTAAGCTTTGCTTCCATTGGCGCCCATAAACTTTGGGCTAACATCACAGGAAGTAGCGCAGTTCCTACTGAAGTTTCGACAAGCACATTCTTACAACAAGTTGTACGTCAAGTTATTAGCGCATCCGGTACTTATACTCCAACAACAGGGATGGTATTTGCTGATGTTGAGGTTTTAGGTGGTGGTGGTGGCGGCGGTGGTGTTGCAAACTGTGCTGCTGCAAATTACCGATTAGCAGCAGGTGGTGGTGCTGGTGGCTATGCGCGCAAACTTTATACAGCAGCGGAAATCGGTGCAAACGCTAGTGTAACCATTGGTGCGCTTGGCGCAGGTGGTGCTAACACTGGTGCGAATGGTGGAACCGGTGGGGCAACATCTTTTGACCCTGCTGGAAGTGGTGCAACAATTACGGGTAATGGTGGTGTTGGAGGTACTTACGATAGTATTGACCGGACTACACTTGGCTGGGGTGGTGGTGAATCACCGGGTGCTGGTGGGTCAGCCTCTAATGGCGATATAAACGTTACAGGCCAATATGGGCAACTTTCAATTGTTGTTGGATTGACCAATATCGTAAACTTAATTACCGGTATTGGCGGTAGCTCAATTTATGGTTCTGGTGGTACTCAAAACGTAGATGGTACTCGCGATGGTAGAGGTGCAACCGGTAAAGGTGCTGGTGGCTCAGGTGCGGCAACGGTGAATGCAGCGGGTGCGGGTACAGGTGGTGACGGTACAGCCGGAATTGTAATTGTTACTGAATATATCGCTATTTAAAAAGGATTAATCTATGTGGGCATTAGTTGATAGTAATAATATTGTCGTAAACAAAATCGTTTATGATAAGCAAAGCAATTATATCCCACCTAAAGGATTAAAACTTCGTGAGATTGAAAGGTGGGTTGAAATTGGAATGGATGCTGACATTTCTGAAAATGATGTTCCGAAACCACCAGTTGAAGATCCTGAAATTGCGAAAAAACGTGAACTCAATTCCTGCATGGCGAATTTAGCAATAATTGCCTGCTTTTATATGGAAAAAGAAAAAAATTCAGATTTAACTTTTGAAAAGTACATAGAAAATCTAAAAGTTATACGCGATAAATTATTAACGGATTATTAATAGGGAGATACAAAATGTCATTATTGCAATTAACAAGGATTCAAGTAGGCGAAGTCGGAGTTAAACCCGGCTCTGTCAAGATGATTGATACGGGAAGCTTAGCGACTATTACTGCTGCTGGATACCTTAATGGAATTGGGAATCAGTTGCACGAAGTTCAATTATCACCTGACGATGTTATCGAATGCTTATATTCATTTAACGTTTCTACTGGCACAGGCACACTTGGATGGTTCCAGCCTAACTTCAGCAATGGCGTTATCACGTTAAATATCTGGGAAAACCCGGGTAACGTATTGCTGCCAGTTGTTGATGGTGATTTTGCAGTATTTAATGGAACTGCTGGCCAGATTAAAGATGCAGGTTATTTGCCAACTAATGCCGCAAAAACAAAAGTTGTGATGTTAGATGCAGCTCCTACAATTAACCATATTGCAAAATTTACTGCTGCTGACGGTACGATTGGTGATGGTGGCGTATTGGGAACAGCTGCTGCTAAAGCTGCTTCTGATAATACAAAAGCAAACGTGGCTTCTGTTTCTGCAGCGACTGTGACTGGCAACCTTGCAAATTTCGCAGATACTTCTGGAACGGTAGCAGACCAAGGCGTAGCGTTTAAATCAGTAGCTGGTGCGGCTGCTGCTGGTGGCGCTGCAGCGCAATCCTTTACTGATGCTTTTTGCACAAGCGCAAGCTGTGTAGTCGGTAATTGGAACACACAGGCAAACGATGCTTCTGTATTAAAGATCGTTCCCGGAAATGGTAGCTTTGTCGTTACCAGTTCAGCAGATGCTGGTGTAGGAACTTTTAATTACATCATTACCAAATAATCTGGTTAGTTGATCCTCTCCTGCCAATCAGGGGGAGAGGTTTTCTTTTTCTTTAATGTAACCCTCCATTTCTTCTAAAACTTCTCTAAACGTCTTTACTAATTCTTTAACTGCGTTAATTTCGCCATCATCATAACCTTTGTCATACGATGGCTGGTGAATATCGCCTTTTTTTACTACGTCAAAATCGTCATTGTTCATACAATCATTTCATCCAGATCAATGTTGTTATCTTTTAATAACTCGTAAAATTCTTCACGAGTAAATTTCTTGTCTTCGTCGTGCTTTTCTATTGTGCGAAGTCTGTCGCCAATATTCCATAATGCTAATGCCATATCAATCGATTTAACTGCGCGCAAATGCGCCCTTTTGTCGTCAAAATCATCTAGGTTGAATTCTAGGGTGGCTTTCATTATTATCTTACTTTAAATTCTATCGGCATATCTTCATATCCGAAATGATATTCTTCTAGTGAACATGTATCACATTTAAAATTATGAATAAAGCCATCTTCAATAGTGTCATCAATAACTCTCATGTGCCAGTAACCACCACAATCTTCATGCCTATGTTGATGGCAACAACATTCAGGACACTTACTGCCTTCAATATGCTTGGATGAGTCATCCATCACTTAACCTCGCTGGCGGTGTTTTGTTTTGTTGTTCCCTTGTAATCATCCCATGATTTCTTTATACAAGATTCGCACTTTTTCCAGTAAACGGGTTTGCCGTTGGAATAATAAGCCAGATATTTAAGTTCATCACTAATGTACTTTTTACACTGGGTGCATTTCATTTGGATGGATGCTCACTTACATTGATTTTTGTCGAGATTAAATGTATATCTTTTTGCATATCTATTATATGAGTAGTTAAAAAAAGCATACACATAGCTATTAAAAATAAAGATATCTCATTCATTTCTGTGAATCCTGCGGTGATAGTTCAGTCCAATGAGTTATTCCAGTTACGTTACACCCGCAGCACACCGAATAAGTCCACACAATATTGCTTAAATTATCAGGATGGATATTATCTAAATCGTGACTAGCTACATAGAAATATTCTTGTTTCCTAACAAGAACATCTTGTCCTTTATTTGGAAGTTTCTCTTTAACACTTATCCATTCCATATCACTTCTCTTTATTTAATTGTCTTTTTAGCTATCATTCCACATTTATGGCATTGCCAGTGATTTTCTCTGCTTTCTATATAACCATCGTGCATACATTTAGGCGCAGGCTTTAATCTTTCAAGTAAGGCTAATTCATCTTTGGTTAAACCTCTAGCGCGTTCAAAGTCTATGATATTCATTCACTTCTCGCTTATGTCGATGAGTTTGTTTTCGATGAGATGGATTACCAGTTCGGCTAAACAGTTTGCAAAATTGTCATCATAAAAGTGATCATCATGTGGATAATCTGCTAAATCTGAAACAGCATAATATTTACCTAACTCTTTTCCTAATTCTGGAAATTCAATGCCGAATGAAATACGTTTGCCCGTGTTAGGGTCATTATTAGGCAAAATCTCCAGCAATTCTGCGACTGTGAATGCTGAATAAGATTGAGTTAGTGGATCATGTTGTAAACACTGACCGAAAATCTCATCTGGCTTTAACCACATTGTAATGCCAGTATTACTTATAAAAACTATTTCCTGACCATCTTGAATTTGTACTTGCCAGTGAAAAATAGATTCTTGCTTCACACCCAACTCTTTCAGCCGCTTGGCTAACTCAAGCGAGACAACCTGTTGCTCTAATTGCATTTGTGATGACTCCATAATCGCATGAGATACCATGATATTTGCATAAGTGCCACTGTTATCATCGGCAAACAAACAATTAATTCAAATTCTAATACTGGTGACATTGTTATTCCTCAGTGATTTCGATGGGAAAGGTGCCGATATAACCATTGTCATCACTTGGTATATCTTGATAACCTTTCATAATTAATTGCGCTCGTTCAGCTTCTTCTTTAGTTAACCATGTTCCTTTTACTAAAGGCCAATTTTCAATTGCATTGTTTTTGTATAAATTCACCCAATACGTTTTCTTGGTCGGTGCGAGGAAAAGGTCGAAAGTGCTTTCTGATGATTCATGCTTTTTTCCATCCATCGTATATGAATTTAAACATTCATCTGCTACAGCTACCACTGGGTATGAATCAATAGCAGTCTTAAAATAATGTATCTCCGTCACTTCTCTGCCGTCACGGGTACAGACAGGACTTCCCGATAAGGCTTTGTCGAGGCAAAATGGCTTCATTTATTCATCCTTTCTAATTCACTCAATATAGCTTCTGCATGATTAGGGTCGCATTCCCAATCTTTAATAATCTTTCTTACAAAGTTATGTAGCAGATCAAATCTTTCTGATAACTTTCCGTATTCTCTATTAGCTTTTGAAAGTTCCATTATTAACTGAATGCTTGGTTTAAAATTATTACAATTAGGACATGACATTTCTTCTGAGCAATTTAAACATATTTGTATTGCCATCCCATCACCCTTGATTCGTGTTGTTTGTGCGTGTGTTCCATGCTGTAACGCAACTATCCTGATCGCAATATTCAGGTGTATGAACCATACAATCTCTGTTATTGCACCTAGCTGTATATTTTTCAAATTGAAAAGCTGTTACGTTAAATATGATTGAGGCACTAAAATCACAGAATGGGCATGGCAATAATAGATTATCTGTCATTTTGTTTCTCTTTGTCTGTGCCAATTCCGCCACCGCCTACTGCGCCATTACCATTAAAATACTTACATTTAATGATTCGGCCATCTTGTAACTTCAACTCAATGTATGGAATGCCAGCGGAAATTTCTTCTTCGCTGACTGGTATATAATTTATGGTTAATTCATCTGTCATTTTGTTTCTCTTTCAGTTCTTGGATTTTATCTACAACCCATTGTTTATATGATAAGGAAATAATCTTTCCTGAAGGGATCTTCATTATATTTTGCATATCATCCAGCGCAGCCTGATACCCTTTCGCGTAGCCTTCATCGTGGCCTAGTTTTCTCATTATGGTTTCCACTCATGTTTTTCGTCTGGGACAAAAGCCATTCCTGATCCTGAAGATAATCTGGCTAAAACTAACCAACCATGCGGAACGGCCATACGGTAAGAATCAATCATATGACGCGTACTAGTAATTGTTTGCCAAGGTGATTTGGCATAATCTTCGGGCTGAACCTCACAAGATGCTAATAATAAACAACAGCTAATTAATAATAGTTTTTTAAACATAACATCCTCACTTAATTTGGTGGGCGTACCGAATCGAACGGCATTCCCAACTGCTCACTATTGGCTGTACGCGCGAAACCAATAGCCCCTTGTTGGTACAATTGCTTGGATATACCAAGCCCTCTCGCCCAATAATGCTCAACAGGTTAACCAATAACCCATGTTAATGGTCATTGGGTTAACCATTATTCTTTGGTGAGAAAAGGAAAGTACCTGTGATAACTAACACTGATGCAGTCATGTTAATCCTTCCTCTTTGTTAAGCATCACTCACCTTACCCCGTTTTTAGATGCGCTACTGGCTAGCCCTCACGCACGCAGAGAGTCGGGGTCACACACCTTCTTTTGGCAATCGGCATGAATTGCACATGCTGGCTACTGCTTTACGTGAGTAGTGCGAGCAGTCCGCCATCTCACTGTAGTAGAGAATTTTGCCATTTTCTCGGTTGCGTTTCACTGTCAACGCCGCGACTGCCACTAAACCTCTTTCACACAAATATTAATGCCCCGGACGGTATCGTTAAGCTTGTCCAGCCGCAGGTCTATGCTCATTGTTATGTACATGCAAAAAATCATAAAGGCTATTGCGCCGCCGTAAAACATCGCCTGCAAGTTATCTAACATTGAATCTTACTCCTTAGATAACTTTAACATCACTGGCCTGCAGCCCTTTCTGTCCTTGTACTACGCTGAATTCTACCCGGTCGCCTTCGTTAAGCGTTCTATAACCATCGGCTAAAATCGCACGGTGATGAACGAAGACATCTTTGCCTGTATCGCACAGGATAAAACCAAAACCTTTTTTGTTATCAAACCATTTTACAGTCCCTTCTTCGATCTTGTTCATTTCAATTTCCCTTTTTATGTAAAATATTAATCTTTAATTGCCATGTGGCGTCTGTGTGCCGCACGGTTAATGTAATTCGGTGCAAATACGGCTCTTGGTTTTGATTGCAATTCCTTAATCAATGTATCTGCCGTTCGCATTCTCACCCGATATTCAGGTAAGTGTCGCATCTTTCGGTAATTCTTGCGCAGGATTTTAAGCCCGCGCAGTGGAATTTTGTTATCTGTTGTCCCTGTCATTTTCTCTCTCTATTTGATTATTTCACTTAAATCGCAAATAATATGGTCGCCTTGAACGTCGAAGACTGCATCAATGGTTTTATCGGCAATATTTTTATCAGAGTAATCAATTCTAAATTTTAAATAGTGTTTTGATTTTGCAGCTGATGTGTGACTTAGTTTATAGCCATCAGTATGCGAATCTGTTTTAATTAACTTTATAATATGCTTATCAATACGATGAACCAATATTTGTATTGTATCACTTTTTTTCCAGCCAAGCATTTCACATAAAACTGAACCGATTCCAATAGCTAAACTGGATGATAATTCTCTATTAGATAAGCTTCTAAGCTGGATTCGGGCACTAATTGTATCAGCCGAATCAGTATTATAAGGTGCACGTTTCTTGTTTATTGATTGCCACTCGTCAACTACGATTTTTTTAGCCATCTTTGTTACGGGTGAAAAACCATTATTACTAAACTTTACATTTGTACCGTTCATCATCGCATTTCCTCGAATGTTAATAAAAACTATTTTGCTTTCTTTTTACGCCTTTTTGCTTTTAGCTTATCCAATTCTTTCTCTACTTTTGCAAGGCGCTTACTTAAGTGTTTAACTTCTTTTTGAATTACTTTTAAAAGTGCACCTGTAAATACATTTTCAATTTTCTTTGGCCTTGGCATTACTGTGTTTCCTATTTAAGTTTATAATTCGGTTATTCTAGTGTATTTTATGCCGTGGCATAAATGTCCGTTTGCTTTGTAACAGGAGCAAATATTGCACCAACCGTAATTCTCTTTAGGCGCTATAGGCGCTATATAAGGCGCAATAAAAGGGTTAGCTGGAATAGTGCCAATCGTCTGGGTCAAACGCTGGCTATTACAACCATTGCATTCCACAACAGCCGGTGAATATATCTTGTGACAGCGTGGGCAGCTCCAGCCATTATTATTAGACATGATCGAACCCCCTGATGATGTAATGAACCCGGTGGCTATTAGCATTAAAGAAATCAACGGTAAAATCTGTAACGGCTTTAATGTCAAATTCCTTGCAGCTGAATAAGTCTATGAAGGCAGAATTAATATCATTTGCAAAATGCCCGCAGATGTTTGAAGTCTCAATAAGCTGCAGCATTGTGTAACCTTCTTTATTGCCTTCGCCAAAATGGACAATCTGGCAATCACCGAACCGCTTCATGTCAATCAGCTTACAAAGCTGGATAACATAATCTTGAATTTTTTCTTTCGATCTAATAATTGCTGGATCGCATTGTTTGAGATCCATTGCTAAGCTATAGCCCCATGCTCCTGACATCTATCTAATCTCCTATTGAGTTATACACTTCCTTCGGCGGCGTTTTAATTTCTTAATGTCTTTCTCGTCAATTACATAATAACTGCCTAATAGTGTAGCTTTAATTAATCCTTGGCTGATTAGCCTCCTAATTTGGGAAGCAGAAAAACCATATTTCTGTGCGACCTGTTTAGGGCTTAGTAACGCCATATATTACTCCCGTATACACGCATAATAATATACAAACTACGCGCTAGAAACAAAGTGATATTTATGTTTAAATAAAATGTCGATATCTGTCGCATACATATCTCCTTGTAAGAGTAATCAAAGACGAAGCCATCCCCGGACGGATGGCTTTTGTCATTAAGATTGATAATGGCCTTCCACTTCGCCAGTCTCAGCGTTGACCGATTCTTGCAATCTCGGTGCTTTCTTGGCGTTAATTAAATCATTCAATTTGTCTGATGCAGATTCTTCTGAAAGTTTTTCATCCGCAAACACTTCTTCTGGTTTAATTAAACCTTCCTTCAAAGCTGTGCCAATGCCGATTAATGCTTGGAAATCTTCAGCAGTGAAGTCGTTTAAATGCTGATGACCAAAATAGGAAAGCATTTCTTCTTTGTTGACACCCATTTTAACGAGCTTATCGACGACAGCCGTTACCTTCGCGCTTAGCTTCTTAACGTCCCCAATTACAAATTTCTTTGCGGCATTGCCAACGATTTTGGGAATGGCCTTTGGGATTACTTGGAAGATAGCGTTTCGCAATGCCTTAGCCTGCGAAGCCTTGGCCAGAACAATCTGCATGTCGTTATTCGCCCGGTATCCGCCTTTGCCATTTCTCTCGCCGAACCAAATAGAAATCCTATCAGTGGCAATGTGCTTGTTATTGTTCTGAAGATCCCACGCTACTGCTTCCGTCGTAATGTATTTTTCTGCGACTTCAACAATTCTTGTCTGCGTGTGCATGTGTTTCCAAGCGCAGCGGAGAATCTCAGCCAAGCGAATTGAATCGCCTTCAATAGCAATTTTGTTACCGTCTTTGTCCTTGCGTGGCAGCGAGTAAAAGCAGCTCTGCGCGGTTTCTTCGTCGAGTGTTGCCATTGTTATGGCTTTCTCAATGGATTTTAATTCATCACGGGGATAAGCATTCGCTGTAGAAATCTGCGTGTCCAGCTCAGCCTTGACAATATAACTATTGTTTTCTTGTACTATTAGTTCATTTGACATTTTGAACCTTATCCTTTAATTGATTATTCATTACTTCTTCTGGGAGAGTTTCAATTGATTCGATTGCACTTTTAATAGCACTTAGAGCGCCTTTCCATCCTAATTCAAAACCAATTTTAATCATGTTTTTATTTACAATTGCATCATAATCATTATCACTAGACATTTTCGATAATCTCCAAAAATTTAGCTAAGGCGAAGCGCGGCACATTTATATGGGCAGTCTCTTTATTGATAAAGGTTTGTTTGATGCAAATACTTTCGTTTCCCATATAAGAAAACAACAAATCACCTTCTTCATTGCTAAGACATAATTGATATTCGTCAACTTTCATTTTCTATTCCGCCCAAGCAGGAAGTGAAATCTCTTTAGTTATATAACTCGGCCATTTGTTTTCGTCTCTACACTTTTTAAAATCTTGCAGTGTATTCTTAAACATTTTATGCGCGGAGTCAAGCGCATTAATATCTAATATGTAAACGGCTACGAGATGCGGCCATTTCTTTTCGACGCATAAAAACGCATGTTTTTTTATGTCGTTGTGGCCTGTGTGAAATATTCCTTCCCGGTTCATTGCCGACTGTAAAGAATACCCGTACTTGACGCATGAACCAATAAACGAACGCTCATCCGCCGATTCAATCGTTTTTAAATCGACAGTCATGTTATCAAACCAAATGTCGGGACGAGTTTTGCATTTAACTCCCGTGTGCGGGTCTTCCCAAAATAGCGAATGCTCAACCGCACCCCCGCTAATTAACTGCGATGCCTCGGGATGATTAAGCACACTTTGCTTCATCAGCTGCAAAGTCGCCATTTGATCGACCGTTATTAGCTCCGTTCCTTCCGACTTTGTAGCGAATTCAGCGATTAATCGATTTCTCAATTCTTTTTGTTGAAACTCTAAACGCTTTGCTTCTTCATATAATTCGTGGCCTCGCTCTTTGCCATACTTAAGCTGTAAGTCCCCTTTTAATGGTTTCTTCTCGATTTCAGGCAACACTAGATCTTGGACACAGTAATGGTCATCAAATAAATGCGGCTCCAGTACAAACGTATGAAAGGCGCGCCCGAAAGCCATATCAGGCGTGTCTTTCTTGGGTGGGCAATCTGGGTTTAAATATGAATTCCAATACTTCGCCGGAGCTTTACGGAACTCCCATAGGCCAGTGCGGCTGATTGCAGAGCGGTCTGCGTGATAATCTTCGTTTGATAGGTTTTTAAATACGCCAAGCATTACTACTTATCCTCGTTCAAATCTTCTGGTTTATAATATTTTTTAACGGACAAAATTATATTTTTCTGTTTATCGTAATTATTCAAGTCTTCCCAATATTTCATATTATCTAATATTTCCTTTTTTGCCTGTTTATTATCATTGCAAGTTGACCAATATCGCCAAGCGCAAATCAATCCTAATAAGCCGCCAGCTGGTTTTCTATATATACGATGACTGCCAACCCCATTTAATACGACTTTATATTTGTATTTCATCCTACCCCCATATCATCGAAGCAATCATAAAAGCCGTTATGCAAATTACAACAACTGAAAACGCGAAGGCTTCAGGCCAGTTCATGTTCATGCGCAACATTACCTTTTGTTAAATGATCTATTAATTCTTCAATATGTTTTTCGGCTTCTTCTTTAGTGGGAAAAATGGTGGTAACGGTAAAGCCACTATTTAGTAATATGTATGTCCTGAAACTTCCAAGTTCTTCACGTATATAAGCGCCTTCAATACAGTCACTAATAACAAAACCGTCTTGCGTTTTGTAGATTGTCATGGTTTTAACTTCCCAGATTCAATTAAATAAATTAAAGCCTCCGCGCGGGCGTTTGCTTCGGTGTCTGCAAATACTTTGTGAACTTCTTGGCCGTCTTCACATATACGGCAACCCCAGCCAGCATGACGCAACCCGGACGCGCCGTCAGTTACTTTGAATGAAGCAACGTTTGCCGGGAGTAATTCGCCGAGTTCGGTAGCGTTAAAGGCAGAAAACTTTTCTGTTGAGCCAAAATCCCCGACTATGAAAACATCAGATGAAACTAAATCGATTGAGTGAAAATCTTTAATTTTAGTAACAAAGTACGAAAAGAAACCATTCTGTTTGATGCCTAAACCTTCTATTTTTTTTGCTAGCTCGAGATCGCACACTTGATTTTGCTTATCCATCACTTATCCACCCATTTCCAATGTGTTTTACCGCAGTATTCACAATCTACAGGTTTTAAATATTGCCCGGCTTTACCACTCAAGCAGCTTTTAATTTCAGGTTCTTTCATGCCTACCTCATCAAAAAACTTAACTGCTTTTTTAATGTCTTCATAAGTTGGTTTATTCATCCGATAGCCTCGAATTTTGGATTAGGCAAAAGATAGGTGTAAGTGTCGCCGGGGCGGTACAATATCCCACGCGTGAAAAGTACTAATTCTTTTGTTCTAAGATCGAATTTATAATCATTTTTAACTAAAAGATTATCTATTAACTCTCTGGCACTTTCTAATGTGCCGTCATAAACTTTAGCTTGGTATTTGTCTAACATCACTTCCCCCCAAATAAGCAATAAGCCGTTTTATGACCGACAGCTACACAATCTTTGTATTTGTACACTTCCCACCAGATAGTAAAGCCGATTAAGATGGGTATTAGAGTTACAAATAAAAGTGTGGCTATTAAATCGTTATCGAGTTTCATTATTCAATCGTCCATTCGTGGTCTGGGTCTGGAACAAAAGCCATGCTTGATGCAATCGAACTATGTATATCGCATAGTGAGTCTCTTACAATCCATCCCCCTATAACTTTTGCTCTCACCGTTACAAATTGACATGAACTATTATTTCGTTCAAAAATTTCTTCCCATCTAAATTCAATTTTCATTTTTTGTATCTTCCTATATCGTTTAACTTTATTGGGTTACACCAGTGCGTGACTTGCATTCTGTCATTATATTTGTCATCAAAAAATTCCCATTCACCATCTCGATATAAAGCCATAAAATAAAAATCCGAGCATTCATCTTTGTTGATACATCTGACTGGCATGTAATCTTTTATTCCCGGCAAGAAATCATTCACATCAAACCAAGTTCTAACATGTGGTGCATTTGCAATCCGATAAGGATTATCCATTCTACTTCTCATCCCTTTGCTTATTTAAAAAGAACCGTGCGCTACAGGCAATCAATTTAACCACGTCAAAGTCGTTAATGTCGTGGAATAGCTCAGTCCATTGGTCGTCGGTGTAGGTTTTAAACTTTTGCAGCATTTCTTTGTAGGGGTCGAATATTTCTTTATTCATTTTTCAAACCTCATAATATTCTTTAGTTGGGATATTCCACTTTTCACAGTATGGATTGAATACGTTATTTCGTAATAATGGATGCAGTCCCCACTCTGATTCTGGACGTGTTGATAATACATATCTTAAATACTTTTCGATAATATAATCTGGTGGGAATTTCATTATTTCATCATGCCAGATTTTAGATTCCCCAAATAATATGCTAAGAAAAGCCATTATGTTTTTTATCTGGTCGTGGACTGATAAAGATTGATCTACCATTTGCTAAACCTCATAAAATAAATCAGTACCAAAAAAAATATAAGCACTAGCCATGTTTCTGACAAACAATCAATGAGTATTTCCACTGGTGTGCACCTTTGATTTTAAATCAAGAAAACGCATTAAGCTGACTTCATTCATCTTTGTCAAAAACTTTTCAGGGTCGAAGTTTTTAAATAGTTCATCGTGCAGCATCATCATGTTTGTTATAACCATTGTAATGGTTGAAACAGTTATTGATAGGCAAACCAAAGGATCTGGATGCAAGCTCATCAGTTTTTCATTCATTAATTCAGTAATTTCTCCCGAAACCTCTCCCATCGTGGGAAAGGTTTTGTCACTTAAATCTCCCACTTCTTTCAATCCTGTCATTTTCGATCCTTATTTTCCGAGAATTTTCAAAATTACCCAGCAGATAGCTGATAAAACGAATATAGTGCAGTAAAGAATAACTATAAATCCAATGATAGCGCCCATTATTCTTTACTTCTCATGTAATTTATTTAGCTTAGTTTGCTCATTAAGCTTAATTCTTTCGAATTCAACCCAATCAAATAAAGCTTGATCCGAAATTAATTCAAGTACTTTTTCAATCAATTCATCATTGTCGCATTCATGCAGTATATGCAAAATATTATCTATAGCTTCTCTATCAGGGTGATTGTCGATCCTTTCGTTATTCCACTTTTGTGATGCGTAATGAAGTTCATGTGTCATGTTTACTACCTTTTAATAAGTCGCGGCTTGAATTCTTTTTTAACCCATTGTTCGCGCGGTATGACTTCAAAGGTTAAATCAGGATTTTTGAGATTTAGTTTATCTTTCCAGAACTCAGCATCAGCTCTATTTAAAAAAGTATCGCAATAATGCTGGCTTAAGTAATTGTCTCTTACATACCAAGCTTCGCCGTCAATATCGGTTTTTATGGTGAACATTTCCACTTCAATCACTCCTCAAATTCGCATTGGCAATCTTCAGCGTCGGATTTGCAACGTCTGCATGTTTCTACCATCTCGCCTTTGTCTTCGTCGTAATATTCGCTCATTACAATCACTCCTCGTTATGCGTGTCATAGTTAAAGCCCCTTTCGGGGGTCTGTTATTAATTAATAATTGCCTGCGTAACATAATTTGTTCGGTTTACGTCTTCTTGATAAAGGCTGATAATCTTTTTTTGTTGAAGCTGACTTAAATAGCCCTCAACTTGCTTGGGGCTTAAGCCTTCCACTTCCAAGAATTTTGTTTGTTTTCTTGGGCGCATTGTCCCGTAGCAAACTATCGCGAATTCGCCGCCTGTTTCATCGATGGCATTTTGCTTGATAGCGTCTAAAACCTTTTGTTCGTTTGCGTTTAATGCTGTCATGTTATTACCCTTAGTTATGCGTCAATATGCGCATATCCTAAAGATTATTAAGCGCGAGGTCAAGCGTTAAATTAAATTAATTTCATCGAAATCGAGAGTTTTAGATTGGCCATTAATAAGGCAGGAGTGGGGCTTGTGTGCATAAAATAAGATCATGTTGCAGTTTACAAAATAAAGGCGGAAGCGTATCGTTGATGGACTTGATTTAAGGTTTATTAGGTAGGTCGGCGCTGAATGCTATCAACGCCGTCTAAAAAACAAGGAAATACGATAAGCGATGTCGTAAATCCTACCTAAGTAATCTTCGGAAATCAATAGAATTGAACAAGGCTGGCGAAAGTCGGTTTTGTTTACCCTTACAAAGCATTAAAAGGAATTAACTATGGAATCGTTTTCTGACAACGTTAACCTGAAATTTACACTTGAACAATATTTTCGCAGTACAGAATCATTTGAGCATGAATGGATCACAGCATCTTTTATAGCCGTAGTAATTGAAATTGCATCATTAATAACCATGAATAGCAGCCGTAACGATGACCCAATGTGTGATTTATCGTGTTCAAAAATTGGCAAGACGGTCAGGTTATCCGAAAGAACGGTCAGACGAGAATTGAATAAAGCTTGTTCAGTTGGGATGTTTGAAAAGACAGGCACGACATGGGATGGCAGATTGATAATTGAAGCGGGCAAATGGTTTAAAGATAGACAGTCTGCGGGCAAAGTGGTTAATAAACGCAGGGCTGTGGATAAGTGCGGGACTGTTAGTAACCCTGTGTATAACTCACCCCCCCCCGGACACAGTGACCTACCCCCCCCGGACATGGTGACCGCACCCCCCGGACACAATGGCCGACATATAACTAATGCTTTAACTAATTCTTTTACTAAACCTCTAGTAGCGCAACAAGGTGTGAATAATATGAACAAACTTGAAAAGCAAAGCGAACCGCCAGAACCAAAACCAGAACCGCAGCCATATTCAGGCTTATTAAAAAAACCGAGTTATTTGACTAACAGCAATGAGCATTGTAAGACCGCTATGCAAATAATGAGTGAAAAATTAGGCAGACCTTTAAATTACAGGACATAGACCAGTGAACAATGATGAAGATGATGAAATTGCATACGACATTCCCCTTTCTGGGAACGTTAGAGCGGGATTTGTACGATGTATAGACAGCAGTAAAGAAAAGCGGTGGGTGAGGATTACTGAAATTAAGACGATAGCACCGATGAACGATAATGCTTGCATGATATCGACTTACAAAGACACGTACTATGTCGCTTTGATTTCTGACGATGAACTTTTGGATCTGATTGAAGGGGGCTGTTGAGATGGTTTGGGATGATACACCGATGTATGAACGAAACCGTGAACCCAAGGCGGAGAATTTAACCGTGGTTAAACGAGGCGTCCCTTGGGCATATGAAGTGCTGGGTAAGTCGCGTGGCATTCCTACGGGCGCTCCTAGCCCGATATACGCATGGTTTCACCGGGAAGCTGCCAAGCGGGCTAAAGGCCAAGACAATGAAATCGACCGGGCAGAGATAATCCAAGCTGCAAAAGGTGTCAGAAACAAGTGGTCTGATCGATATAAGGCCAATCCAGCCAAGTTTAAGCCTATTGTCAATCCGATGAAAGACGAATCGAAGGTCGATTGGGCGGATGTTTTGGCGGATATCCCTAGCACAAAGCCCAAAGAAGAAATTGCAACTGCAAAATCTAATTTGCAATTGCAAAAAGCAGCCGAGCCTGAAATACCAATTTGGTGTGAATCGGTAGCAAATCAGGAAGAAGTGGAATTTCTGCCTGAATTTGGGCAAAATGAGGACAGTAGTTGGATAGATGCTGAAATGGCTGACCTGTCTTGGGGTTAACCCTAGTTATCCAAAGACTTATCCACAGAATCTGGGGATAACTTGTGAAACAATAGTACATTATGTTTCACGGACAAAATTTAAGTAATACGGCCATTTAACGGCCAAAAGGAATTGACATGACCACCAAACGCAAAGCCTACGTTGCCCACAGCCTATCTGAGCTACGGCGGCTGTACGCTTCAGGAATCGACGCAACACTTGCCCCTGCTGCTGAGCCGTTTCTCAAGGAAAAGGGCTGCAACGACCAACCACTTAAACCCACGGACGGGTCAAATGAAAAAACGAATAGTGACGCTGCCGCCGATAGTTCCGACGGAGTATGAAGAACAGGCAAAGCTGTGCGATTATTTGACATATAAGGGGCTTTTGTACTTCGCTATTCCTAACGGCGAGAAACGTCATTTAGGCACAGCGATGAAGCTAAAGCGCACGGGGGTGAAGGCAGGTGTACCAGATATTTTTATCCCGATGCCGAACAATGGCTATCACGGTTTGTTTATTGAGCTTAAGCGCTGCAAGGGTGGCACTGTTAGCCTCACCCAACGCCAGTGGATCGAGGCGCTAAAGGTTCAGGGGTATTGCGCGAAGGTCTGCAAGGGCGCAGAAGATGCAATAAAACTAGTTAATGATTATTTTTACAAGGCAAAAGATAATGCCCAAATTTAGTGACCTATCAATCCAACGACTAGCCACTTGTCATTCTGACCTGCAGCTGTTGTTTAACGTGGTCATCCAGACAATCGACTGTACCATCATCGAAGGGCATCGCGGCCAAGCAGCGCAAGAAGTCGCCTTCTTAAACGGCAATTCAAAGCTGCCATTTCCCTACGGCAAGCACAACAAGCTTCCCAGTATGGCGGTAGATGTCGCGCCTTTTCCAGTCCCTGCGTGGGAGAGAATCGCCGACTTCGTGTATTTTGGCGGCCTAGTCATGGGAATTGCCATGCGTTTGAAGGCAGAAGGCAAAATGACTTATGATCTAAGGTACGGGGGTGATTTTAACGAGAACTTCAGGATCTCAGATAGCAAGCTGACTGATTGCGTTCACTTTGAACTTAAGGAGCTGAAGCCATGAATTTAATGGAGATGCTGAAGAAAGTCTTCCCAAAGCCCAATATTCCCCAAAAACGTTATCTGGCTTTAATCGGCATGGTCATTTACATGGCTGCCAAAGTTTATGTCACGATGACGCCTAACCCGGTTGATGATGCCTACCCAGACGCAGCCCGTGATCTGGTCGTGAAGTATTTCGCAAATGCTGCAGATGACCCGGACAATCACGAAGACAGTGACAATCGCAATTTTGGCGAAACGTCATAATTTTGTACTGGTGAGAAAGTACGCTATACTTATGCGCGTGTTCCACAAAGAACAATTTAAGGAATTAAAATGAAACGCTGCAGGACGTGCTTCGGACAGAAATATATTAACGGCATGGGCAACATGCGCGAGAAATGCCATGACTGTAAAGGTAAAGGATTTGTAAGCGAAGAAGAACCCCTCAAAGTAAATGCAAAAGAAAAAACCAAAAAGAGCGCTTATGAAGAATAACTTGGCAGAAATTGAACAAATGCCTAAATTATTTCGAGAATATAAAATCCAAGATGTCGATTTAATTGAAAATTTTGCACAGAATTCTCGTACGCATAGTGAAGAACAAATACAGGAAGTAGTCAAGAGTATTGATGAGTTTGGGTTTACTAATCCATTACTGGTCGATGAAAATAATATATTGATTGCTGGTCATTGCAGGCTTGAGGCCGCAAAGCGTATCGGCTTGAAGCAAATTCCGACAGTTATAATTAATGATTTGACTGAAGTTCAAAAAGCGGCGCTGGTTATTGCTGATAATAAAATGGCGCTTAACGCTGGCTGGGATTTCACTAAACTTTCAGAACAAATAACCTTCCTGCAAGATAATGACTTTGATATTGCGCTCACTGGCTTTCATGCCGATGAACTCACATTCATGCCGCAAGAAGTGCCAGCATTTATTGGTGATGAAGATGATGTGCCTGAAGCACCTGTTGAACCGATTACTAAGCGTGGGAATGTTTGGCTGTTAGGCGAGCATAGATTGATGTGCGGCGACTCGACCATGATTGATGATGTTGAGAAGCTGATGAATGGGCAAAAGGCACAAATTTGTTTTACGTCACCTCCTTATAATCTTGGCGATAATGCAAAAATGCGCGGCAATAATGCAAGCGGTAAAGATAGTGCTTATAATGAAAGATCAGATCATAAAACACAGCAAGAATATTTAGATTTTCTCTATTCATTTACAAATAATGTTCTACTTGTTAGTGATATTGCTTTCATCAACATACAATGTTTAGCCGGAAATAAACTTATATTCCCTGAATACTTGCACCAATACAAAGATAATATCGTTGATATAATGGTTTGGGATAAAGAATATGGCGCACCAGCAATGCCGAAAAAAGTTCTAAATTCAGCTTTTGAATTTATTATAATAATTTCAGCCAGTAAAAATCCAAATCGTACTATTTTCACAGCACCAGATTTCAGAGGTACTATAAGCAATATCTACAGGCTTAATCCGCAAGGAAAGAAAGAAGAAATACAAAAAGACCATGGCGCGGTATTTCCTGTAAAGTTTGCAGAGGATCATATAAAACAGTTTTCAACTGGTAATGTATATGAACCATTTGGTGGTACTGGAACAACAGTCATAGCATCAGAAAAACTTAACCGAAAATGCTATATGATGGAACTATCACCAAATTATTGCGACGTTATAATAAAACGTTACGAACAATTCACAGGCAAAAAAGCAGAGTTGGAGAAAAACAATGTCACATAATCCAACATCAGAAACTCGCGCACAAGTTGCTGCATTAAAAAGCTATGGACATACGCACGATGAGATAGCTAAATATCTAGATATTCATACTGAAACATTGGCGTTTCATTATTCTCGCGAACTTGCTACTGCACAGATAACTGCAAATGCTGAAGTAGCCCGCAGGCTTTATAACAAAGCCACAAAAAGCAATGATCTGTCAGCACAGATTTTCTGGCTTAAGACTCGTGCTAGATGGCGTACACAGGATGAAAGAACTTTAGAAGAAGAAAACGCAGACCTTAAAAAAGAGATGATTGCGCTGCGCGAACAGTTGGACGCTAAAAACAAGAAAGAGTATTGATGTCAAAAATTGATCTTGAAAAAGAACAAATGGCCTCGCGCCTTCGCGGTTCGCTTCAAGAATTCACAAAGTTTTTTACTAAGCACATTACTAATCGTGATTATATTGAATCCCAGCCAGTAGGCAGAGAATCACACCAGATAAGCATTTGTCGTGAACTCACATCATTTACTCGTATGGAACATCCAAACGAGAATTTGATGATTAACGTAGAGCCGGGATCCGGAAAGTCCTTGCAGATTTGTATGTGGGTTGCTTGGTGCTATACGTGGAATGACCAATGCAACTTCATTTACATATCGCACAGCCAAACGCTCGCTGCAGAGCAAACAGCTTTTATCAAAATGATAATGTCCTCTGCGATGTTCGGGTATTTGTTTGATGTTTATATTGCCAAAGACACGAAAGCCAAAGACCACTTTGCAACAACTGCAGGCGGCCATGTGGCAGCGTTCGGTTCTGAAGGCGCAATCGTTGGTCGTAATGCTGGCTTGCCCGGCCAAGATATATTTTCGGGCGCAGTTGTCATCGATGACGCTCACAAACCTGATGAAGCTTTTAGTGACACGATGCGCGAAAAGGTTATTCGAAATTATGAAACAACAATACGGCAACGTCCTCGCGGCGAAAACGTTCCAATCATATTTATTGGCCAGCGCGTACATGAAGCAGACCTTGCTGCGTTCCTGATTGAAGGCAATGACATCAAGCCTTGGCGCAAAGTTATCTTGAAGGCTTTGGACGATGCCGGTAATGCTTTATATCCTGAAGTCCATTCGAAAGAATATTTGCTGGAGCTGCAAGATAAATCGCCATACGTTTTTGCCAGTCAATTTCAGCAGGAACCAACGCCAGCAGGCGGTGCGGTCTTCAGACCAGAATGGTTTATTGAATTAGATCGTGAACCTGAAATGATCCTGACGTTCCTGACAGCTGACACCGCAGAAACGGCAAAGAATTATAACGACCCGACGGCTGTAAGTTTCTGGGGACTGTATGAGATTGAAGTGTTCGGGAAAAAGACCGGCCAGCTAGCATTGCATTGGCTAGACGCTATTGAAGAATGGCTTGAACCGAAAGACCTTGAAGAACGCTTCATAGACTTTTGGCGCGAATGTTCTAGGTTTAAAGTGCCGCCGTTGATGGCTGCCATCGAAAAGAAATCAACAGGTGTGACGCTAATCAGTACCCTAAACCAAATCCAAGGCATTAAGATTAAAGACGTGCAGAGAACGGTTGTTTCAGGAACAAAGGCAAAGCGCTATGTTGAGATGCAACCATTCATTGCCAGTAAGCGCGTGACCTTCAGTCGTGGCGCTCGGCATGTCCAGTTATGCAAAAAGCACATGAGTAAAATTACCCTGAACGATTCCCACCGCCATGATGACTTGGCAGATACATGCTACGATGCGGTTAAAATTGCCCTTATTGACAAGTCGTTGCATAATCTTAGAGCGAACGAAAGCCCAGCAAATGACGTAATGAACAGCATAGCCCAGCAGATGCGCCGCCAACAGGCATTAAGGATGAATAGAGATGGCATACGTTAAAAAGGAAGCGCGAGACAATTTTGACATTATCAAAGGCGACATCGAGAAAGGCTACCTGTACTTTAAAAAGAATTATCGAACTTACAATGAGTTCATGCGCTTTGTCTTTAAAACGTCCCTGACAAATGCGGATAGATCGGTAAACAATGAAATCCAAAAGCCTAACATGGAGTTTAATATCCTAGAGGCGTTCATTAGTCGGTTGTGCGGTGAGTTTTCCAAGATGGATCCAGCGTTTACCGTTCGCGCCAAAGAAGGCGTCAACCTGATTAATCCTGACATCATTGAACTGGTCGAAGCGCACTTGATGGCCGCATTCTCTGGCGGTGATAAGAATTCCCTTAGCTATCAGCTTTATCGCCGTATTCTGTCTGGCGGTTATGCTGTGGCAAAACTCTTTACTGAATACTCTGGTGAAATGGCATTTGAGCAGCGTATTTGTGTTGAGCCTGTATTTGATGACACTCTGACCGTTTTTGATCCTTTAGCACGTAAATCGCACAAGGGTGACGGCCGCTTTGCTTGCGAACTCTTTCCGAAAGCTGCGGATGAAGCCGTTGAAACGTATGGGTCTGACATCCTGAAAAACGTCAAGTTTACTCGCAATAGTAACGTTGCAGGGTTTAATTGGTCTTATCGAAACCAGAAAGAAGACATCTTGCTGTTTGCTGAATACTTCAAAAAGAAGATGAAGAAGACCAAGATTTTAAAACTTGCCAATGGCCATTCAGTTACTGAAAAGCAATACGAAGAATTTTTGCAACGTTGGGAAAAGGCAGGCTATATCGAGCAAGCGCCTATTGTTATCAAATCTCGTGAAACCGAAATCACAATGATTGACATGTATACGATCACTGGCAATAAGATTGTTGACCATAAAGAAACAAATTTCTCTATGCTGCCGCTGGTGTTCTTTGACGGGAACAGCGTAATTATTCGTGATAGTAACGATGCACAAGCCGAGCAAGTTGTACGGCCATATGTTTACCATGCTCGTGACACACAGAAGATGAAGAACTTTGCCGGGCAATCTCTTTGTAATGAAATCGAAAACCTTGTGCAGCATAAATGGAAAGCGCC